GTTATATAAACTCTACTTTTGATTATGTAAAAACAATAGATATACCATATGGGGCTTTACCAGCAAGTGCAACAAATCCAATAGAAATTGGTATGTTAATGTTAAGTAATAATAATTATGCAGGAGGATGGTATGAATATGGTGTTGGAACTACTTATGGTAGTTTATTAAAATTATTAATGCAGAAATATACTAATATATATGGTAAAAATATAATAAATCTTGATTGTGATTTGTCTAGTTTTTCTACAGCTAATGGAATATTAAATGCTTCAAAGCTATTTAAAGCTACTGATACAGATCCAAGTAGTATTAACATATCAAGTAATTCTTATATGTTAGGTAATTCTACTACAGATTATGCTGAAGATAAAACAAACGCTACTTTACTACAAATATCAAATACAACGATAGCAGCGACTATTGATAGTGTAACATCTTTTAACGAACTTATATAACAAATATGGCATCAATAATTAACGGAACCAATATAGTCTTATACGCTAAAAGAAGTAATGCAAAATATTACTTTAACGCATCAGTAAATAATGCAACTATTGCATCTAATACTTATTATCAATTAGGCGAAGAAGAGAATACAGGAGCTTCTGCTAACTTAAGCAAAGCTTATGATAATACATTCTTTGGTTTTATTACTAATATTAGTTACCCAAGTCAAACAGCTATTCCTGCTGGTACTTGGACTTTTGTAAACTATTTAGATATAACTTATAACTTAGCTTATAGCCCAAACTTCTATTACAAGGTTTTTAAATATAATGGCACTACATTAACACAAATAGGCAGCAATTCTAGCACATTTGCGTTTACTTCAAATGCAAAAACTAAATACACAAGCACAATGTCTATGCCTGCTGTAGCATTAAATCAAACAGATAGAATTGCTATACAAATATGGACAACAAACGTAGATGCTAGAGATGTAACATTATATACACAAGGGATAAATGACAGCTCAGTAACAACTACTTTAGATTATTATACTCCTTTTGGTGCATCCACAAACTGCTCATTTGAGACTAGCGTAAACCAAGTAGAAGTAACTAGCCAAACATCTGCTTATTTTAGAGAATTTAAAAATGATATTATTACTTGGTCAGTTAACTGTGATGGGTTTATAACATTAAGCAATAACTATAATTATGCCTATTTACTACAATTAGTTTTAGATAAAACACCAATAACAATTAAATTTGCTATAGATAACGATAATGGAGCTGGTAGTGATACCTTAGGCAATACAGTTCTTACAGGATTAGTTAACTTAACATCATTGTCTTTATCAGGCCCAGTCGAAGGTGCTTCGTCATATAGTGTAACATTACAAGGAACAGGAGGATATTCAATAGATGGAATTGCAGTACAAACACAAGGAATATCTATTGGTACTCAGATTGTTAAAATGCTAGATTATACAGCAACTGGTGGCGAGACAACAATAACCTTTACAGATGCTATTGGATTTACTTGCTTTAGTGTTAGTAGAGGTGGTGTAGAAGTACAAACAATATTAACTACAGGAACTCCAACTGGTGATAATGTAAAGTTTGATACAACTAGTGGCGTATTAACTTTTGGAACAGCATTAACAGCAAATGAATTTGTAAGAGCATTATTCAAATAATTATGAGTCAATTACAGATAGTAAATTCAGCTAAGTTTATAACCCTTGCAGGTTCAGGTAATGTACTTGCAGGTGGTGATACGAATGGCACACTAACTAAAATAACAATAGGGAGTGGTTTAACATTAACAAGTGGAGTTTTAACAGCTTCAGTTGGTACAGCTTTAAGCTTGACTACAACAGGAACAAGTGGTGCTGCAACTTACAATAGTGGCACAGGTGTTTTAAATATCCCTATCTACTCATCAGGAGCTAGTGCTGTTTCTAGTGTCTTCGGAAGAACAGGTGCCGTTATTGCCGTTAGCGGTGATTACAATACTGATTTAGTTACTGAAGGTTCTACTAACTTATACTATACTAATACAAGAGCAAGGGCTGCTTTTAGTGCCAATGTAGGCTCAGCATTAACTTACAACTCTGCTACAGGTAGATATACTTTACTTGCAGCAGCTAGTGGCATATCAGGTTATATAACTGGTGCTGATTATGACTTTTGGAATGCTAAACAAGCATCTTTAGGCACAGGCACAACAAGTCAGTTTTTAAGAGGTGACTTAGTATGGGCTGCTCCTTCTGCTATATCTTTAGATCAACTTACTGATGTTATTTACATAGGCACTCCATCTAATGGACAAGTATTAACTTATAGGTTTGGAGAATGGAGAAACGAAACTCCTACAGCTTATGTTCCAACTTCTAGAACAATAACAATAAACGGAGTAGGGTTTGACCTTTCTGCAGATAGGTCTTATTCGGTAGGTACAGTTACTAGTGTATCGGCAACAGCACCTCTATCATCTACAGGTGGCACTACTCCTAACTTGAGTATGTCTATTGCTGGTACAAGCACAAATGGTTATTTAGTATCTAGTGATTGGAATACTTTTAACAATAAGGCATCTACTGCTCAACTAGCAAACTACCTACCATTAACTGGAGGTACGCTAAGTGGCACCCTAACAAGTACTGGTTTCTTTGAGTCTTCGGATAAGCGTCTTAAAACGCAATTAGAGGCTAATTACGGCCCTCAAAATGTTGGTGATATACAAGCCTACCTTTACATAAAAGATGGCAAGGAAGAGGTAGGATATTACGCACAAGAGGTATCTAAGGTTATCCCTAGTGCTGTGGCTGAAGGGAAAGATGGCTTTTTATCCGTAGCTTATAATCAAGTGCTTGTAGCTAAGATACAATACCTAGAAAACAAACTAAACCAATTAATAAATGAGTTGGGCAGGAATAGCAAGTAACCAATGTATAAGTTGGAACAATCTAAAAGATGCTGTAGATACTGGGGTATTTATGGGAGCTGAAGCTGCTGTACCTCCAGGCTCTAAACAAGTTACTCGTGCAGAAGCTGAACAATACGCTGTTATTAACGCAATCACATCTAAGGCATCAAATCAGTTGCCTGTAAAATCTAACCTAGTTGCTAAGACTGGGGTTTTTAAGTGGAACATCTCTGATAACGGAGATACTAATATAAATGCTTGTTCTTTATTTCTTGATGTGACTACTATAGCTTGGACTAATACTGCAACTCCTGTTGCTGGAACAACGTTTTACGCTGATTATAATTTTAGTGCAATATTCCCTATGAGTGGGTATGCTGGCTTATTCTTACACTATAGAGTTTTTGGAAATACTGGAGCTGGATTTAAGGCAAGATTCAACTTGTCTACATCGACTATAAACAATGCTCCTGCAGCTTGTTAGGTTTTCTCTAAGAATTGATTAAATTTGTAAAAATTATAAAGAATGTCCTGCATAAGCACCAATGCTGATTTTAGACCAGCTCAATACAATATATCTATTTGGAAAACTAATACTTGGAGTCAGATATTCCTTTTGACTGCTAATACTGTGCCTATTGACTTAAGTACAGCAGCAGTAGAAATTGAGATTAGAAAGACAATCACTTCTTCTACTGTCGAACTTACCTTAACGGAAGGTGGCGGTGGCATTACAGTAGGTGGTCAGAATAACAATATGATTACCATTAACAAAGACATCAACTTAGCAGCTGGTAACTATGTATATGATATGGCTGTTAAATTTTCTAATACCAATATAAAAACATATATCTGGGGTAACTTTATTGTTTATCAAGATATTACAAATATATAATGAGCACAGAAATAACAATTACAAGTACTACGATTGACATTAATGTTACCGAGTCACCAATAACAATAGAGGCCCCTTCAGGAGCCTATCCGTTACCTACAAGTGTTTATAGTGTGTTTGGTAGAACAGGTAATGTTGTTGCTGCCGAAGGAGATTATACCTTAACTCAATTAGCAGGTGTTACTATTACTAGTCCAGTTAGTGGACAAGCCTTAGTGTATAATGGTACCTCTTGGGTAAACAATACGGAAACTTATGTAGGTACTGTCACTAGTGTAGCTGCCCTTACATTAGGAACTACAGGAACTGATTTAACATCTAGCGTTGTTAACAGCACTACAACTCCAGTAATAACGTTAAACGTTCCTACTGCAAGTGCTAGTAATCGTGGGGCCTTAAGCTCTGCTGATTGGTCTACTTTTAATGCTAAACAAGTTGCCTTAAATGGTACTGGTTTTGTAAAGATTAGTGGAACTACAATTAGTTATGATAACTCAACTTATTATCTAGCCTCTAACCCAACTGCTTATATACCTTTAACAGCTTTAAGCTCTACAGCTACAGGCTTGACCTATACAAATACTACTGGTGTGTTTAGCACAACTGGTGGATATGGCATACCTACAACAGCTAAACAAACAACCTGGGATACAGCTTATAATGATTCTATTATTAGTGCATCAGTAACAGGAGTTACTACAAAAACATTAACCTTAAATCAGCAAGATGGTGGCACTATTGTTACTACTTGGACTGACTATGATACTGCTCCTGTTACTTCGGTATTCGGTAGAACTGGTGCTGTGGTAGCAGTTAATGGCGACTATACTACTAGCCTTGTAACTGAAGGCACTAACTTATACTATACTCAAGCAAGGTTCGATACTGCTTTCGCTGCCAAATCAACAACTGATTTAGCAGAAGGAGCAAACCTTTACTATACAGATGTTAGGGCTAGAGCTTCTAACTCATTCGTAGCTGGTTCAGGTGCTTATAATAGCACAACAGGGGTTATTACAATCCCTACTGATAATAGTCAAATAGCAAATAGTGCTGCATATATAACCTTAACAAGTTTAAGTGTTACCACACCATTAAGTTATAACAATACGACTGGTGCATTTACTATATCTCAAGCAACAACAAGTACTAATGGGTATTTAACTAGCACTGATTGGAATACTTTTAACAATAAAGAAGGTGCAGTAACTGCTGGAACTACTTTACAATACTACAGAGGGGATAAGACATTCCAAACATTAGATACTACTGTAGTAGTAGAAGGTACAAACTTATATTATACACAAGCAAGATTTGATAGTGCATTTGGTGCTAAGTCAACAACTAACTTAGCTGAGGGTACTAATTTATATTACACAGATACAAGAGCAAGAGCAGCCATAACAGGCACAAGCCCTATAAGTGTTACAAGTGGAGTAGTTGCAATTAGCCAAGCTAATACTACAACTAACGGATATCTTTCTTTTACCGATTGGAATACCTTCAACGCAAAGCAAGATGCTTTAAACGGAACAGGGTTTGTTAAGATAACAGGTACAACTATTTCTTATGATAACTCTACTTACTTAACAACTATCTCAGGCATAGCTGCTGGAGGTGAATTAAGTGGTACTTACGCTAATCCAACATTAGTTAACTCAGCTGTAATAGGCAAAGTTTTAACAGGTGTAAACATAACTGGTGGTACAGTAGTAGATACCGATTCTATCTTAACTGCTTTTGGTAAAGTACAGAATCAAATCAATGGATTAATTGGTGGATCAATATACAAAGGAACTTGGAATGCTAGTACAAATACTCCAGCTTTAGCGAGTGGAGTAGGAGTTGCTGGTAATTACTATATCGTATCTGTTGCAGGTACAACTAACTTAGACGGCATTACCGATTGGCAAGTAGGTGATTGGGTTATATATCAAGGTAGCGAATGGGAGAAGGTAGATAATACAGATGCAGTAGTTTCCGTAAATGGATTTACTGGTGCAGTTAGTTTATCTACATCAAATATTAACGAAGGTTCTAATCTTTACTTTACTAATGCTAGAGCAATAGCTTCTAGCTTAACAGCTTATACAAGTGGAGCAGGAGTAATAACTTCGGCAGATACTATCTTAACTGCAATACAAAAACTTAATGGTAATACAAGTGCTATTGTTTCAGGTGTTTCTAGTGTTTATGGCAGAACAGGAGCAGTAGTAGCTAACACAGGAGATTATACAACATCACAAGTAACTGAAGGTACTAACCTTTACTTTACGGATACTCGTGCAAGAGCTGCTATTAGTTTAACAACAACAGGCACAAGCGGTGCAGCTACTTATGTAAGTGGTGTTTTAAATATACCAAATTATGGTAGTGTATTAACAGGATATGTTCCATATACAGGTGCTACTCAAGATGTTGATTTAGGTGCGTTTAAAATAAATGCACAATCTTTACACGCTAAAGGAACTGGAGGTCTTGGTCATCTAGGATTAAAGCATCAGTCAGCAAATGCAACTGCATCGGCTAATGAAGCATCTTTATTTGCAGATAGTCTTGGTGATTTAAGTTGGTTAAATGGTAATCTTTATTTAAGCAAGTTTATAACATCATCTAATACTGCAAATCATTTTTATACATTCCCTAATGCAACAGGTACTATAGCTTTAACAAGTCAACTAACAGGCGGAACTGTTACAAGTATAGGATTATCTTCTGCAACAAGTGGAGTAACAATAGGTTCAAGTCCTGTAACAACAAGTGGAACGATTACGATTGCTATTGCAACTGCAACAACATCTCAAAATGGATTGCTTTCAAGTACTGATTGGACTACGTTTAATAATAAACAATCAACTTTAACTTTAGGTAATTTAACAAGTACAGACATTACTGTTACAGGTGGTACTGGTTCTATTATAGGTGCAGGTTCAACCTTAACTTTAGCTACAGTTAACGCTAATGTCGGAACCTTTGGTTCTTCTAGTGCTATACCAGTTATAACAGTAAACGCTAAAGGTTTAATTACTTCATTAACAACAACTCCTGTATCTATTCCTTCAGGTGCATTAGATTTTATAGGTGATGTCACAGGCTCAGGAACTACAGGTTCTAATACTACATTAACATTAGCAACAGTTAATAGTAATGTAGGTGCTTTTGGTTCTTCTACATACGTTCCAACAGTAACAGTTAATGCTAAAGGGCTAGTTACTGCTATTAGTCAAACAATAATTGCTACAGCAGATACATCAACTACTGGTTTACTAACTTTTACAGATTGGAATACATTCAATGGTAAGCAAGGAACAATCACTTTAACTACAACAGGATCTAGTGGTGGTTCTTCTTTAGTTTCTAATACTTTAAATATCCCTACTTATACCTTAACTGGTTTAGGTGGTGTTCCAACAACTAGAACTTTAACTATTAATGGCACAGGTTATGATTTATCAGCTGATAGGTCTTGGACTATACCTACTAGTGTTAATGCTACATTTACTCAAGACTATACAGCAACTGCAAGTCAAACTACTTTTACAGTAACAGGAGGTTACACAGTTGGACAACTAGCGGTTTATTACAATGGTTCTAAACTAGCTAATGCAGAGTTTACTGCAAGTAATGGCACTACTTTTGTTTTAGCTACCGCTTGTCAAGTTAATGACATTGTACAAGCTGTTGTAGAGATTACAGGTGGTGGTATCGGTGGTAGTGGTACAACAAACTACATAAGCAAATGGACTGCAAGTGGTGTGTTAGGCAATAGCTTAATATGGGATAATGGAACTAATGTTGGAATAGGTAATACTAATACTACTTATACATTAGATGTTAGTGGTACAGTTAGAGGAACAACTTCTGCTTATTTTGCTACAAGTAGTGGTTCGGTTGGAATTGGTACAAGTAGCACATCTGCAAAAACAGAAATTAGAGGTAATGGTAATACAGCAATAAATTCACAGGGTACTTTATTTGTATCAAGTGGTGGAACTGCGACTCAAACGGCTGAGGTAGGTGGTCAAATAACTTTTGGTGCTTGGTTAAATGGAGATTTAAGTGTGCCATATCCTGTTGCAGCAATTAAGGGAGTTACAGAATCTTCGGTAACTGATACGAATAAAGGTGCTTTGATTTTTGCTACAATGAATAATACCGTTAATGCAGAAAGAATGAGAATAACATCAGCAGGTAATGTAGGTATTGGTACAAGTACTCCTGCAAAAACTTTAGATGTATTTAGTTCAAATAGCAATGCAACTGCTCAAATTAAAGTAAGGAGTACAGGAAATACATCTGCAGGATATTTTGGTGTATTTTCAAATCAATTATATATATCAGCTGGTGGTACTTATGATTCTGGGTGGAGTATTGATGGTACAAATGGTATTGCTAATATTGTAATGGAAACAAGTAATGGTGGTTCTGCTATTGGCTTTGGTACTGCAAATAGTAATACAACTGCTACCGAAAGAATGCGTATTACAAGTGGGGGTAATGTATTAATAGGAACTACAAGTGTGTCTGCGCAACTTAGCGTAGTTGGAGCAACAAGTTCGGATGGTATAACTTCAACAATAGTTTCAACGGGGAATACCGCTTTTGTTTCTAATGTACCGGCTAGTTCTTATTCAGCTTATTGGGTATGTGCGGGAAATACTGCGGGATATATTTCCCACCCAAGTACAACAACTACAACCTATTACACCGGGCCTTCGGATTTAAGATTAAAGTCTAATATAAAAGAATGGAATGAAAATGTTTTAGATTTATTTACAAATATAAAACCAAAAATTTATAATCATATTAAAGATAACGATGAATCAATTTTATATAAAGGATATATTGCACAAGAAATGGTTGACAAATTCCCGGAAGCATACCAAAAAGATAAAGATGGATTTTATGCAAATAACCCAAGTGGATTTATCCCTTATTTAGTAAAAGCTATTCAAGAACTATCTAAACAAAACGAAGAACTATCTAATAGATTAATCAAACTAGAATCAAAGTAGCTACAAATAAAAAATAAAGAAAATGGGTAATACGCAAAAGCTTGGAAATTATGTAAATGCCATCTTCCAAGACGCATCTAACAACGTAGGAATAGGAGCAGCACCTAGTGGTAGTTATAAATTAGAAGTAACTGGTACATTAGGTATAAGTGGTTTGTTTACTTCTACTGCTTTTGGTTCAAGCAGTTTTTCTGCTGGAGGTACTGGTTATAATAAATTAACAATTAGAAATACAACGGCAGGCACAGGTAATGGTGCTCAATTAAGTATAGGAACTAATGCTGACCCTGACCAATTTTATGTGCAATCATTTGCTACAACATTTACAACAAGCGGAATGAATATAGCAGGTGGTGCAGTTATTAATGGTGAAGGGCCAGGTGGTTTAAGTATAGCAGCAACTCAATCAAGTATTGGATTTTATACTAATGGTGCAGCAGCAGGTAATTTAAGAATGACCATAACCTCAGCAGGTAATGTAGGTATTGGTACAAGTAGTCCTGATTTTCCATTAACGGTTAAAACAGATGCTTCTGCAAACTCTATAAAAATATTAGGTCGTTCAAGTGGAGATACTTCAATAAGTTGGAATAGTGCTGATAATTTAACTCAATATGCACATATTGATATAGGTGCATCTTATTCTCAATTATATTCAAATAGTAATTTTCAAATCTTTGCTAGTACTAATCAAGCAACAGGTGGTGCTTACAATACTTTTGGTAACTTATATGTAGCATCAACTTCTGGACAAGGAACTAATATAGGAGGTTCAATTTCAATAGGTGGTAAATTTAATGGTGCTGGAGCCTATGCAACATTCGCAAGAATACAAGGTAAAAAAGAAAATAGTTCATCAGGTCAAACAGGAGGGTATTTAGCATTTGAAACTTGTACGGATGTTACTAATAATCTTACCGAAAGAATGCGTATTGAATCAAATGGATATATTTCAATGCCTGCTATATATGGTAGTTTTACAACATCTTCTGCTGCTAATATGTATATGTATACAGATGGTGGTATTTATCGTTCTACTTCATCTATAAAGTATAAAAATAATGTTCAAGATTATACTAAAGGCTTAACAGATGTATTAAAATTACGACCTGTAACTTATGAAGGTAAAAGTGAAATGGATAAAGGAAAGACATTTGCAGGTTTAATTGCAGAAGAAGTACACGAAATTGGTTTAACAGAATTTGTTCAATATGCAGAAGATGGAACTCCTGATGCATTGGCTTATGCAAATATGGTTGCATTATTAGTAAAAGCTATTCAAGAATTAAATGAAAGATTAAACAAAGCAGGGTTGTAGCTACATTTGGATAATTAAATTAATTAAGTATCTTTGCAAAAATAAAAATATATGAACCAAGAAACTAAACAATTACCAGTACCAGCTTTAACTGCTGAACAAGTTCAAGTATTAATGAATTACGCCAACGAACAATTGCCTACAAAGTACGGCAAAGAAATCTTAGGTTTTATTGAAAAGGTAGCCATTGAATTGGATAAGGCACAGGTTACAGAAGCGGTAGCAGAATAAAAAAAGCAGGCTATAAACCTGCTTCCTTTTTGTAAAAACCATATTCTTTATAATTTTCCCTTAATAGATTTCTTCCTATATTTTCTATTTTGGCTGCATTACGCATTGAAGTATATTCTTTTTCAATACCATCAATTATTTTATATAATTTAATACTTGTTGGATTATTTAAAGAATTTTTATAATTAGATTCTTCTGAGTTTTTTATACCCATTTTACTTTTTGATAATTTTAATCTAGATTCTTCAGACATTTTTCGTCCTAATGTTTTACCTTTGTTATTCATAGAAATCCTAAGTCTTGTTTCAATTGTATGCGTTCTATGAATTGCCTTAGCTCTTAATTTACTTTTTACTTCTTCTGTAATATGTTTTCCATACATATAATTTTTTTCCCCTTTTCTACTTAATGACCTTTTAAGTTTTGTTTCATTTGAAGCAATTACATTTATAGTCCCTTCACCACCATCTGTTAAATTGCATAAACTTCCCATTTTCATATCATATCTACCATATAGTGATATAAACTCCTTTTCTTTTATCTGAGCTTCTTCCCAAGTTAAATCATCTAATATTATTTCTACTTCATATTCTGTTTTAGCAGCAATTTTTTTCCAAAATGCACTTCTATCTTTAGAATTTGCTCTTTTATAATATTTATCAGACCCTATTCCAATATAAAATGGTTCATTTTTATCAAGTCTTATGTGTCTATAAACATACGCCATAGCTTAAATTTACAACAATTTTTGCATTTGTGCAATAACCATTTCTGCCGTTATCGATGTATGGCAAATGAAATCTTGGTTTCGCGGACACCACCCCCACTGCGAAGCATCTAGCTTATGCTCTGACCAACAATCATGACATACCTTCGTATTTACAATCCTTGTACATTTTGTAGTGAATTCATAGTCTGATGCTGTAAAGTTCGATATTAGCACGACATGGGTACCAATAGCAAAGGCTGCCCAGCTAAGCCCTGAACTCAAACCAATCATAAAGTCAGCCCCTGCAATTACTTGCATGGTATATTCAATTGAAGTATCGGCTATAGGTTCACAATTATCAAATGGGTTAGCTTCTTTAGAAACATTGATTACCCTAAATCCCTTGGAATGGAGGTGATTTATTACCGTTTGCCACCCTTCCCTTGTCCAAAATTTACATTGTGCAGTAGAATTGGTCGCTATTGTTACATATCTGCCCAAATCCAGCCTTTCTCTGTTCAACCTTACTCTTGGTACCAACTCCTCAAAATCTAGCCCTAAAACGTTCGAGGCGCATTGTTGTAGTGGAACTTTGTTCGCAGGTACTGGTTCTTTATCAGAATCATGGAAATATCCTAGCATATACATAGCGTAGCAATTAACCATGGTCCCCGGCTCAACAAACTCTAAATCTGGGTAATCCAGTATTTTATTCCAAAAAGTAGACACTATAACCTCACAATTATGCTTTACTCTAAACGCCTCGCAATAAGGAATAAATGCAAGCGTATCACCCAAACTACGGCTATCAATAGCTATAAAAACTTTTTTACCTTCTAAGTCCATGGTGCTATTGTAAATCAAGTCTTTGCCGTCAAAAACTTTTGTCCTCCATTTTGTGTACCACTGCCTATTTAATCGTACCCAATGGTTTGCTTTTATTGTATTTTGGTAATATATACTACCTTTTTCGTCTAAAAATTGAACTAAAAAGTCGCTCTCACTATTACCTTTAATCTCTAAAAATGGCTGATTGACAAAGTGTTGTGTGATTGATACTTGCTGTTTTCTAATTGGCACCTTCATAAGTTCTTTATAAGCTCTTTCATGCTTTAAGGC